GCTTTGAACTGGTATCGTGTTAATAGAATTGTGGTAAACACCGCAGGCTCTGGAGGGGCTAATGCAGGCGTTTTGTATGTAGGAACTGAAGCCACTCCAACAGGCGGCGTTCCAGTGAACAAATATGCTACTGTTGCTATTGGTGACAATCAAACCTTGATGTGTCTCTGGACAGTTCCAAGAGGATACACTGCCTATGTTCATCAAAAAGATGTTTCCGCGTCTTCTTCCGCAGGGAAGTTTGCTATTTTCTCATTTCTTGGCAGGCCAGATGGGGGTGTTTTCAATATAAAAGACAGGGTTCTTTTAGCCAATAACAGCACGGCTATTTCCTATTGGAACCCTATAAAATTTACGGAAAAAACAGATATTGAAGTTAGGGCGCGGGCTGATTCTTCGGGTGGTACAATCACAGCCTCCGCCACGCTAGACATTACATACATTAAAAATGAGGTGGGTGTATAATGGCGCGTAAAAAAGAAAACCCCATTCGCAAGACCACTGGTAAGGGCGGTAACTACCGCAAGACCAAAGCTGGCGCGGGTATGACAAAGAAAGGTGTCGCTGCGTATCGCAAGGCAAACCCTGGCTCAAAGTTAAAGACCGCCGTTACAGGCAAGGTTAAAAAAGGTTCGGCAGCCGCAAAGCGCCGTAAATCGTTCTGCGCTCGCAGCGCTGGTCAAATGAAGAAATTTCCTAAAGCGGCTAAAAATCCTAACAGCCGCTTGAGACAGGCGAGGCGTAGATGGAAATGCTAGTTAAGATTTTGATAGGTGTAATAGGTTTTTTTACAGCTTTATCCGTGCCGTTTATTGGCTGGGTTGGCATTAGTATTGTTGATATGAAGGTTGACCTAGCAGAGACACATGCAAAGGTTGATGCTAATTATCAAATGATTAAGCCTATGTGGGAACAATTTATTTCGGAGAAAAAACTTGCCGATATCACGCTCGCAAACGCCCCAACAGATAAGTAAACCAGGAGGCAAAAAGATGCCAAAAGATGCTTGTTATAAGAAAGTAAAGGCTCGCTACCGCGTATTCCCTAGCGCGTATGCTTCAGGAGCAATTGCAAAGTGTCGCAAGGTTGGTGCTAAAAATTGGGGGAACAAGTCCAAAGCGAAGAAGATGCGCGGTGGCGGCGCAGTTATGAGAGATAAGCCGACTAGAATGTATTGATGGGGCGAATATGGCGGTTAGAAAAACAAAAGCTGGAGCTAATCTCAAGCGGTGGTTCAAAGAAGATTGGAAGGATGTCCGCACGGGGAAGGCATGTGGCAGACGCAAAGGTGAAAAACGGGGTACTCCATATTGTCGCCCCTCTAAAAGAGTGTCTTCTAAAACCCCCAAAACATCCAAGGAGATGACTGCTGCTGAAAAACGTAGTAGGATAGCTCAGAAGAAGCGCATTGGTCAGCCAGCAGGGAAGCCGCGCCGCGTAAAATCTCTGAAGAGAAAGAAGAAATAAAATGGCAGTATCAGGCTCCACCGACTTTGAATTAGATGTATCTGATTACATTGAAGAGGCTTTCGAGCGCTGTGGCTTGGAGGTAAAAACAGGTTACGACTTAAAAACAGCTAAGCGCTCGATGAACCTTATGTTTGCTGAGTGGGCGAACAGAGGACTGAATCAATGGACAATTGTGCAGCGCACAATAAATGTCGTTCAGGGCACGAACAATTATACGCTTGGCGCTGATGTAATTGATGTTTTATCTGCTGTCATCCGCAGAAGCGACACGGACATTAGTATGGAAAAAATAAGCCGTGACGAATATTTAAACATACCGAACAAAAGCACTGAGGCTCGCCCTACGCAGTTCTTTATAGACAGGCAGATAACACCAGTAGCGAAAGTCTGGCCCGCTCCAGAAAATAGCACTGACGTAATATATTACGATGCTTTGACTAGAATTGATGACGCGGACACATTTACTAATACCATTGATGTCCCGTTTCGCTTTTATCCTTGTTTAGCCGCTGGACTTGCTTATTATCTTTCTATGAAACGTGCACCAGACCGCATTCAGTTGCTAAAGGCCGCGTATGAAGAGGAATTTGATAGGGCTTTAGCAGAGGACAGAGACAGAGCTTCTTTCAACGTAGCTCCTAGTTTAAGCTTTTATAAGGTAACGTAATGCCTAAGTTCGCGGCTGGAAAATATGCGTATGGAATATCTGACCGCTCTGGATTTCGCTACCGCCTAAAGGATATGCGAAGAGAGTGGACGGGTTTTCTTGTAGGCAAAGATGAGTGGGAAGCAAAGCACCCGCAGCTAGAGCCGCGTCATCAGCCTACAGACGCGGAAGCATTGCGTAATCCGCGTCCAGACCCTAACGCCGATGGTAATGACAACAAGGCTTTTATTGTATATACAAATGTAGGCGATGGCATAATTGGACAAGAGCTTGAAACATTTGAGCTGACAGGCTCAACTGGTACAGTTACGGTGGTAGTATGAGTTATACATTAACAACATTAAAGCAGGCTATTCAGGATTACACTGAAAACAGCGAAACAACTTTTGTAAATAATCTTGATAATATTATCAGAAATACAGAAGAGCGTATCTTAAAGCTTGTTGATTTAGATTTATTTAGAAAAAATGTTACCGCCAACATGACCTCTGGGGACAAGTTTCTTTCCTCTCCATCAGACTATTTATCTTCTTTTTCCTTATCGTATACCGATGGCAGCGGCAACACAGAGTTTCTCCTTCAAAAAGATGTTAATTTTTTGCAAGAGTTTGCGCCTGACCCAACAGCAACTGGCTCTCCAAAGTATTATGCTCAATTCGATATAGATAATTTTTTATTAGCGCCTACGCCTAATTCTAACTATGCGGTTGAGCTTCATTACTACTACAGGCCCGCTTCAATAACTGGCAGCGGCGGAACCTCTTGGCTGGGCGAAAATGCGCCAGACTGCTTGCTTTATGGCTGTCTAGTAGAGGCTTATACGTTTATGAAGGGTGAGGCCGACATGATGCAGGCTTATGAAGCGCGGTTTGCTGAGTGCATATCAAGGCTGAAGAATTATGGCGAAGGGCGCGAGAATAACGATGCTTACAGACAGGGGCTTGTTAGAATAAAACAAACATAAGGAGGGCTTTATGTTACAACTACCATTAAATTCTTTCATTCATTGTCAGAATACTCTTCCATCTAGCTTTTGCGACAGTGTTGTAGAAAGCATAAGCGAAGAAGAGTATTCTGAACATGAATTCTATGACGCAATTAGTAAAACACGGTACTCAAACGAAAATGAGTTAGAAATTTGTTACTCTGATATACCTGAAATGCCGGAATTGCATGATTATGTAACTAAATCCATTCAAAATTACTTAAACTTGTTAAATGTGGTTTGGTTTAGTGCGGTTCAAGGGTTTTCAGAGATTAGGTTTAATAAGTACCGCGAAGACAAGCAAATGGCGATTCATTGTGACCATATTCGCAATATTTTTGATGGGAATAGAAAGGGTGTTCCTATATTGACCATTTTGGGACTTTTGAACGATTCGTTTGAAGGGGGTGAATTTCTAATTTCGGACAGCAAAATTAGTTTTAACAAGGGGGATGTTTTAATATTTCCATCTAATTTTATGTACCCGCATTGTGTTTTCCCTGTAAAGTCTGGTGTGCGTTACTCTTTTGTTTGTTGGGCTTTTTAAAAAGGAGGGTTTTATGTTAGATGAAAGTTTAAAAGGCAAATCAATTGCCATAGTTGCGTTGGGCGGTAGTTTTGCTGATTTTGTCTATGCGCGAATGAATTCCCAAGAATTTGATGAAATATGGGGAATTAATTGTATTGGCGGAATTTTCCATGTTGACCGAACATTTATGATGGACCCTGCATCTCGTTTTCTTGATGATGTAAAAGCAGGCACACAAACAGGCATAGCCAAAGAATTTTTGTTAGAAACCTCTAGCAAGGGGCCGATTTATTCTTGCTGTTTAGATGAGCGCGTTCCAGAAATCGTTGAATACCCGCTAGAAGAAGTTATAAGTGCAACTACCTTTAGTTATTTCAACAATACTGTTGCATATGCAGTAGCCTTCGCGGTTGCTCACAAAGTTGGTAAAATACATATGTACGGCGTTGACTTTAGTTACAAAGAAAACATTCATTTCGCAGAGGCTGGTCGCTCATGTGTAGAGTTTTGGTGCGCGATGGCTCTTGGCAACGGTATTGCTATACAAGTTGCGCCGCGTTCAGGGCTTCTTGACACAAATGTTCCTGAAGATGAAAAAATATATGGATACCACAGGCTTGAAGACCCGCTTGTTCAAAAAGTTGTTGATGGTAATTTAGTGATATCAAGAAAATCAAAGCTTTCAGAGGTGGAGGAAGAGAGTGGCCTGTCATCTCCAGAGCCTTTGGACGGAAGAAAGCCTGTTCTTATTGGCAGGCATGACATAGAGGGCGTTTCTTATAAGGAGGAGAAAAAGAATGGTTAGTGTGCAGTCAGGAATACAGGTTTCTTCTGTCAGTGTAATGACTTCAGATGAGGGCGGTCTGAACAACGAACAAATAGCAGAATTAGCTATGGACAAAATAATGAGAGTTGCAGACACCGCTCCTCCAGAAATTAAAGAGCAGGCCAACGCATTTAAAGAAAATATTAGAAATGTGGTCTTGCATTACATAGAATTGGCAAGACGCGAAGAACGTGCTACAATCGCTGGGAAGATGGCGAAAGCCGGGCAAAATGAAATGGCTGACCTTGTTAGGAGAATATAAATGGCTATTACTCAGGCAATGTGCACCTCGTTTAAGACACAGCTTCTAACAGGTACGCATAACTTTACAAACTCAACTGGCAACACTTTTAAGCTTGCATTGTATGCAATTGGCGGCGGCGGTAAGTCTAGCACAACAGCTACATTAGGCGCGACCACAACTGCATTCACTACAACAGGCGAAGTTGCTTCTAGCGGTTCGTATGCTACAGGCGGGGGCACATTAACAAATGTCACACCGACTGCTTCAGGCACAACTGCGTTCACAGATTTCGCCGATGTAAGCTTTACAACAGCAACAATTACTGCTCGCGGTGCATTGATTTACAATTCATCCGCCACTAACGCAGCGGTTGCCGCTTTGGATTTTGGTGCTGATAAAACATCAACATCTGGCACATTTACAATTCAGTTCCCAACTGCAAACGCATCTAGCGCAATCATTCGTATTGCCTAAAGGTAGGCTACTATGTCTGCTAATGGCTGGAGTGAAGGCGCGTGGGGAGATACAGGCTGGGGCGGCCTAGAGAATGTTACCGTTGAGCCAACATTAGGCGCGGCAACATCGACTTTAGGCTCTGAGTCTGTTTCTGGCGGTGCGCCATTTTCAGTAACTGGATTTGGCCTGACCTCTTCAGTTGGTACCGCTCAAAGTTTTCAATCTGGTTTAGCTGAGCCTTCTGGATTCTACAATCAAGTTCATATCGGCTCTGTGGTTGTTAGTATTCCAGTAGATGTTTCTGTCACTGGCGTAGAGGGAACTGTTGAGAGTCTCACAGGTTGGGGCAACGGAACATGGGGTGAGTTTGTCTATGGCGGCGGTGCCTTTGCTGATGTCGGTCAAACTCTCCCAGTGAGCCTTGGCGCGTTAAACGGTTCTGTGGGCACTGTTTCTGTTACAGGGACATCTAGCGTAGCTCTTACAGGCGTTGCTGGCAGCACCCTTTTAGAGTCTGTGTTAGTTGGCGCGGGAGCCATTGTTGGTGAAGATGGCATGGTTGGCTCTGTTGGTCTTGGCGATGAGTCTGTTGTCGGCACATGCAATCTGACGCTAACTGGTGTTTCTGGGGCAACTGCTCTTGGGGATGAAAGCGTTGAGACTGACACTGGTGCGCCCGTAACAAATGTTCCCGGCATGACATCCGCACTTGGTGATGAAACTGTTACTATTAGTGTAACGCCTACAATCACAGGATTTGGTGCAACATCTGCTCTTGGCTCAGTTAGCGTTACGGGCACTTCTGTCTTGACATTGACGGGGGCAGAGGGGTCAGGTAATATATCGAGTGTAATTGTATGGGGCAGGATTGTTCCATCACAAAACGCAAATTGGAATGAGGTAGCGGCATAATGGCAAGTACATATACAGGCAACAGTGGCATAGAAAAGCCGGGTACTGGCGAGCAGTCAGGTACCTGGGGCACAACCACAAACACAAATTTTGATATTATTGACCGCGTTCTCGGCGGTGTAGGCTCTATATCCCTATCAGGGACAACACATACATTGACCACAACTGATGGCACGCTGTCAGACGGCATGTATAAGGTTCTTGTGTTTGGTGGCTCTCCTTCAGGCACAAACACTGTTACCATTTCTCCAAACGACCAGCAAAAGCTTTACTATGCAAAGAACGATTCTGGGCAGTCTGTTGTTATAACTCAAGGCTCTGGAAACAGCGTCACTATAAATAACGGCGAAACAAGAATTGTATATGCTGACGGCGCGGGTTCTGGCGCGGCAGTTGTTGACCTAACTGCTACTTTGGCTGCTGGCGTTCCTTCTGGAACCAAACAATTGTTCGTGCAAACTTCCGCTCCTACAGGGTGGACAAAAGACACCTCAAATAACAATGATAGCGCGGTTCGTATTGTAACAGGCTCTGTTGGAACGGGCGGTAGCACAGCTTTCACTAGCGCATTTGCAACGCCCGCTGTATCGGGTACTGTTAATGTTAACGGTGCGCCGGATGCTGGCAACTTGGCTGTATCAATTAGCGGCAGTATTTCCAGTACCACACTTTCTACCAGTCAGATTCCTTCTCACAATCATGGATTTAGAAATAGAGTTTCTGACCCAGGCCCAACACCGAGTACACAATTCTTCCAAGGTAATGTTGGTAATAATAACTCAGTTATTAATTCTACAGGCGGAGGTGGTTCTCACAACCACGGTCATAACCTTTCGGGTTCTTTAACTGGTGCGCCTGGCGTTGGTAATTTGGGCTCAACTTTATCCTCTTCAACAGCTTCTATTAACGTAAAATATGTGGACGTTATTGTAGCAACAAAAGATTAAGGAGTTTTTAGAAGGGCAATGAAAACACCAAATTTTATAGAAAGCTATCAAACTGAACAGTATGATTTTTGCGATAGAGTTATTGCGCGTTTAGAAGAATACATATCTTCGCAAGATGACTCAAATGTTGCGATGCACTTTATGAATGGCTCTGTGACAAATGGGGGTGAGCAAAGCAGAAGAGATTACTCTTTTAATTTTCAAGCAATGCAGGACCCTCTTGTTGTTGAAATGCACGAAATATTGCGTCAGTACATTCCAAATTATGCAGAAATTTACAATGGATTTGGTATGCAGGGTTGTATGTCAGAAACTATGAAGGTTCAAAAAACACCGCCTAAAGGCGGCTTTCACACTTGGCACGCTGAGCACGCCAGAAACGAGTCGGCAAGTTGGCGTAATTTAACTTGGACACTTTATTTAAATGACATTCCAGATGGCGAAGGTGAAACAGAGTTTATTGAGTATGGCATGAAGGTTCAGCCCAAGAAAGGTTTGCTATGTTTCTTCCCTGCGGCTTGGACACACACACATAGGGGAAACCCTGTTTATAGCTGTGATAAATACATAGCTACTGGTTGGTATTACTTAGTATAAGGAGCTTTAAATGGCAAAGTGGACAATTATAAATGGCGGGTCTGGCGATGCAGACCAAATTGGTAAAGATGGTTTGTTCTATGACAACTTGGATTTGACATGGTTGCCGTCAGACGTTTGCGCCGTGCAATCTCCAGACGGCGCTACATGTGAAATAGAGCGCGGTAATCCGGCAACTGGCACACACACAGGAAATGATGAAAACGTAGCAACGAACACTCTTAGCTGGTGGTCTAGCGTAGAATCAACTTGGCAAGCAGCGCATGACGCGGCATCTGAGTCAGATGATAGCGAATAATGAAACTAGAGGTAAAAGATAATTGCCCTCTTAATAACTTTGAGCCTTGTAAAAAACTTGAATGTGCTTGGTTTATGCAGATTAGAGGTAAAGACCCTCAGACGGGCGAGGATATTGATGATTGGGGCTGTTCAATGGCTTGGATGCCCAAGCTTTTGATTGAAAATGCAATGGTTTCGCGGCAGACGGGCGCGGCTATTGAAAGTTTTAGAAATGAAATGGTCAAAGAGAACAACATTCTAGGCGTTGCGGCATCCTTCGCAAACGGGCATAATGCAAAGGTGATTAGCAGTTCAGAGGTTGAAGAAGTTATCTCTGACGAAAGTTAAAGAGATTTAATATGCCCCTTACAAAGCTTCAATTTAAACCCGGCATAAACAGAGAAGTCACCTCTTACGCCAACGAGGGCGGTTGGTTTGATTGTGACAAAGTACGCTTCTATTTAGGCTTTCCTGAAAAATTAGGCGGATGGGAAAAGTATTCTTCATCTAGCTACCTTGGCACAGCGCGAGCTTTGCATAGCTGGAGCGCGTTGGACGGCTCTCAGTTTTTGGGCGTTGGCACTCATCTAAAATATTATATTGAAGAAGGTGAGGCTTACAATGATGTAACGCCTCTCAGGGAGACTACATCTGCGGGGGATGTAACTTTTTCTGCTACTGACGGCTCTTCTATAGTCACTGTTACTGATGATGCTAACGGCGCTGTTTCTGGCGACTTTGTTACCTTTTCCGGCGCGGCTAGTCTGGGTGGCAATATTGGCGGTGCCGTTTTAAACATAGAGCACCAAATCGTTTCTATTGTTGACTCCAACACATACACAATTAATGTTTCTCCATTTGTTGCAAGCGCTTCAGACACTGGCAATGGCGGTTCAAGCACCGTTGGCGCTTATCAAGTCAATACAGGTCTAAATGTAGGTGTTGGCGGTACAGGGTATGGCGCTGGGCTTTTTGGCGGTACAACAACAAGCGCGTTAGCTAATCAGTTAAATGGCTCTATAAACGATAGCGTCACCACCATTACATTGGTTGATGCGTCTAGCTTTCCCACTTCTGGCACTGTGGCTATAAACGGAGAGCTAATTAGTTATTCGGGCAAATCTTCAAATGACTTAACGGGTTGCACAAGAGGCGTTAATGGAACAGACGCGGCAGCTCATACAAGCGGAGACACTGTTCTGCTTGCTATAGGCAACGCAGACCCTGACGATGATTTTACTGGTTGGGGAAGTGCAGCCGCTAGTGTCGCTATTCCTCAAGCGGAATTAAGAATATGGACTCACGATAATTTTGGCGAAGATTTGCTTATGAACATTCGTGACGGCTCTATATTTTATTGGGACAAGTCAGGCGGTTTAGGGCAGAGAGCGGTAGAGATTAGCACTGTTGCTGGAGCTAATAATGTGCCAACAACTGCAAAGCAAATACTTGTTTCAGATAGAGACAGGCATGTGCTAGCGTTTGGGTGCAATCCGCAAGGCTCAACAGTTCAAGATAACTTGCTTGTAAGATTTTCCGACCAAGAGTCATTCACAGATTGGGAAGCGCGGTCAGACAATACTGCTGGTGATTTGCGTCTTGGCTCTGGCAGTACATTTGTTCGGGCAATCGAAACAAAAAGAGAAATCCTGATTTGGACTGACCGCTCTCTGCATTCCATGCAGTTCATTGGTGCGCCATTTACTTTTGGTATGCAGCAGCTTTCTGCAAACATATCAATTATATCTTCTAATGCAGTCGCGGCTACAGAAGATTTTGTGGCTTGGATGGGATTTGATAATTTCTATATTTATGCTGGTAAAACACAGCAAATACCTTGCACCGTAAAAGACAAGGTTTTTCTTGATTTAAACTTTGAGCAAAGAGACAAAATCACGGCTGGCGTTAACGCCGAGTTTGGTGAAATTTGGTGGTTCTACCCATCCGCTAGCGGCACTGGTGAAAATGACAGATATGTTGTTTATAACTACTTAGAGAAGGCATGGTATTACGGCTCTCTTGGTAGAACAGCTTGGATTGGTCGCGGAACCAATCAGTTTCCTATTGCTGCCGGGGAAGACTCTAACGGTGATAATTATCTCTACAATCACGAAGTGGGGTATGATGATGATGGCGCGGCTATGGATTCTTACATAGAAAGTAGCCAAATGGACATTGGTGATGGCGACCAGTTCTTGTTAACGCGCAGACTTATCCCTGATTTAAACTTTTTGGGCTCTACAAGCGCGACTCCTACGGTTGATTTTACTTTGCAGACTCGTACATATCCCGGCGCGAATTATAATCAAACTGATACAGCAAATGTTATCAGGTCCGCTACAACTCCTGTGGAGCAGTGGACGAATGAGGTAGACATGCGTTTGCGTGGTCGTTCTTTTGCACTGAAGGTCGAGTCCTCTGGCGCGGGCACCGCTTGGAAGCTTGGTATACCTAGGGTGGATTTGCGGCCTGATGGGAGGCGCTAATGGCCTCCGTAGAAAATCCGCCGCCGCGACTCCCAGAAGCACCAGAAGAGTATTCCCAAGATTATCTTTCTAGCCTTGTACGAGCACTTGAAGTTTTTATAACTCAGGAGCGTAATCCTGGTCAGGAAAGAGCTACAAAAGTTACTTTTACTGATTTGCCCACCTCTGATACAGGCTTAGAAGCAGGGGCATTGTATAGAATGGGAAATGATGTTAAAATTTCTCTAGCAGATACAGCAGTCCCCGATAGCTTTTTGGTACAAAGCTCGTTAGGCAGCGTTACAGTGAGTATTTCATAATGAATTTAAAAGATTTAATTAAAGTAGCCGCCCCCGCCGCCCTTAGTGCATTTGCCCCCGGTATTGGCGCGACCTTGCTGCCGGGAGTTAATCCTTTTTTGCAAAAGGCATTGGTTTCTGGCGTTGGCAGTATAGCTCTAGGCGGCAAGCCAAAAGACGCGCTTTTGTCCGCAGCCCTAGGCGGAGGCTTTGACCTATTGGGCGGTCAGGCAGCAGGCCAAAAACCCGGACAATTATCCGGCAGTACATACGATGCTGGCCCTATGCAAGTAGCAGATATGGCTAAGAGAACAGGCCTCACTCCCGCTGACGCCGCTCAAAAAATAGCAAAAGACGCCGCAAAAAACATTGCCACAACAACAGACCCCGTTGCAGCAGACACAATGTCCGCGAGCCTTCTTCAAAAAATGGGCATGAACGAAGATAGTATGTTGTTTAAATTTATGAATTCTAAGCTAGGTGAGGGTGTTGCCGCTGGTGTCTTGGCGCAGCTCCTTTCTGAAGATGAAGAAGCGCCTCAAAGCGAGTTTGAAAGACGCGCATTTGGTGAGGGCGGACCAGGCGGTAGGCTTGGCGGTATGCCGTTGCAATACGCAGATGGTGGAGAGGCTTACTTCCCGCGCCGCAACGGTGGTATAGACCCTTCAGAGGGGTCTGGAACAAAGGATGATGTTCCCGCCCTGCTAATGGCTGGGGAGTTTGTTATGACTCGTGATGCTGTAAAAGGCATGGGCGATGGCAACTTGCGTAAAGGTATAGGCCGTATGTATGATATGATGGACAATCTTGAGAGGACAGCGTAATGGCTACTCAAACCGTAGAACAGGTACAAAGACTTGCTCCTTATTTAGAGGGCCTAGAAAAGCGCGTTCTGCAAACAGCGTTTGGTGAGTTTGACCCTAACGACCCTACAAAGCAAACCCAGCAAGGGCTGCTAGACTCCCCTCTTAACTTGCCTCAGTATCAAGTAGCGGCTCTCGACCCGCTACAGCAAAGAGCGCAACAAGAAGCCTTGCAGGGCTTTGGTATGTTTCAGCCTTATGTGCAGACAGCAGGGCAGTTAGCGACTTCTGGCATAGCGCAGGGCTTAGGTATGCTTGACCCATCTCAAAGCGTACAGCAATTTATGAACCCCTATCAGGGCGCTGTTATTGATGAAATTAATCGTCAAGCAGCAATTGGTCAGAACCAGCTAGCAGGGCAGTCTGTTCAAGCGGGCGCGTTTGGCGGTGCTCGTCAGGGCATTCAAGCGGCAGAGCAAGAAGGCCGTAGACTTGGTAAGGTTGGCGAGTTTCTTTCAAAAGGTTTCGACCAAGCCGTAGGCGCTTCTCAAAAAGCCGCACAATTGTTCGGTGGCTTAGGTCAGGCAGCATCAGGTATCGCTGATGTGGGCCGACTGCAATCAGAGTTGGGCCGTGCTGACATTGGTATGCTTTCTCAGTTAGGCCGCGTTGGTCAAGCGCAAGACCAAGCACAACTAGACGCACAAAGACAAAACCTCATGCAAGGCGTTATGGAGCCATTCACACGGCTAGAGCTTGGCAGCTCGCTATTGAAGGGCACGCCTTCAGGCAGCTTGTCTAGCACCTTCAAGAGCGCTACAACACCTCAAGCAAACCCATTTCTACAGGGTGTTGGGGCGTACACCGCGCTTCAAGGCTCTGGCATGACATCTGCATAAGGAGCGCATCGTGGCTAGAGGCGATAGGCAAGTATCTTTAACTGATATTATACGCGCAGGCGCTGGCGGACCTGAAGTTAAATCAGGAGTCGCCGCTCTTCAATCTGGGGCAATGTTTGCTCCAGGCAGGCTTGACCAGATTAGAGCGGCGTCTGGCCTTCCAGCTCAAGGTGACATTCGGCAGGCTACCGCAGAGTCTCTGACTAGCGCGGCAGAAGAAACTTATGTTGACCCTTCAGAAACTCCACTTGTTCAGGATTTGTCTGCTCTCTTACAAGGGATAAAAAGCAGACAGGCGCAAACCAGCGCAAACCTACAGGCGATTGATACAAGAGATTCGGATGACCTTGGCAGCGCACCCACAGCGCCAAAAACAATTACAGACCAATTAAGTGATTTGTCTAAAGACTTATCTTCCAATGAAAATCAATCTGCTATGGAAGCCGCCGCAGGATTATCTGGTCAGGGCGAGTTAATATCTGGTTCTGACACTACAGACGATGCTATGGCAAATCAGCAGGCGCAGACTGACGCGGCTGGTACAACTAGCACAACCACTGAGACAACCACCGACACCACTACAGATACTACTCAGGAAGATTCCGAAGGTGGCTCACAAGAGGCATACAACCCATACGGCGTTTTGTTGGAAAAAGCTATGGCTGATGTTTCTGCTTTGCGCGGCGAGGACCCAAATAAAAAATCTAAAGAAGATTATATGAAGGAATTCGCCGAAGCCACTGGTGTAAAAATTGATGGCGAGCCGGACAAATCACACGCCCTTATGGCCTTTGGATTGGCTCTTATGCAGAACAAAGCAGGCAAAGGCTTTAATGTAAGCAACATGCTTGGCGCAGTTGGTGAAGCTGGCGAGAAGGCTATGCCAGCATTTCAGAAGGCTAAAGAACAAGCTCGCGCAGAGCGTATCGCGGCTGGTAAGTACGCTCTTGGTGAGGTTAAGGCAGCAGACAAGCAAAGAATTGCTCAACTCAGCGCGGCTCAAGAGCGCGTCACTGACCTTATGACAAAGACTCAAGATTATGTTGGTAAGCAGCTTTTGGCCCAACAAAAACATGGTCTTGAAATGGAAAAGCTGCGTATTGAAAAGCAAGCCGACAAAGAAATAAAAGAAATAGAATCTGGCGGAAAGAAATTTGAAGTAACGGGAATGGGTACATACGCCCCGCTAACTTCAATGCCGAATATAAAAATCAACACAGCCATTAGAAAAACTGATGGTCAAGAGGTGCTAACAAAGCCACTTCAAGATGTTGAGCTATTGTCCAAAGGATATGCAGATACGCTTGATGGCATATCTTCTGTCGATAACATTTCTGCTTTAATAGACGAGGCGGCAAAAGCGCAGGCAGGCGGCGTAACGGGCCAGAAGTTATTTGAATTTATTGACGGTAGAATGAAAGCTTTAGGCTTTAGCGAAGGTCTTGGCGTTGGTCAAACAGTAGACGGCAAAAAGCTTGGCCCCTTGGCTGAAGCGGACGCTATCAGAAGAAGGCTTATATTTCAGTATAAAAGATTTCTTACTCAAGAAACTGGAAACGGTATTTCAAATGTTGATATTCAAAATCTTGAGGCCGCTATTGGTAACATAGACTTCTTTACCAACCCGCAAGAAGCATTGGTAAAACTAAGAGAGACAAGAAAGTTGTTTGAGGCCTCTAGGGACGCATTACAGCGTCAGCTTGTAAGATTTGGCGACCAAGACCTGTACTTGGCACCGTCTCAGTTTGATAAAGTTCAGGAAAAGATAGGTCAGGCTGCTCTAACTGGCGTTGGCATGGGCAGGGAAGGCCTTAATGTTTCGGAAAACGATGACGGCATAACAGTAATAAAGCTTTCGTAAAGGGTGAATTATGGGTCAAATTTTACTAGAGCTACCTAACGAGACTGTTAAGTTTGAGTTTGCTGGCGACAAGCCAACCGTTGAAGAGCAATTCAAAATAGGTCAAGTTATCCGCGAAAAGCAGCGAGGGCTTTCCGAACAAAGAACGCCAGGAAAGTCTGCTGCCGAAGCAAAAGACGAACAATTGTTTGACACCAGCTCCGGCATTAAAGACGCTGGCCTGCGTGCAAAGCTATCTGCTGCTGAGACAGAGGGCGATGCTGAAGCTCAGTTGCGCGTGCTATATGGCATGACTGAAGATGATTACCTTCGTGATTCTCGCGGAAGATTAGCACTAACACCATCAGGCGGCGCGAAGATTGGCGTAGAGCTTGATAAGCCCACATTAATTGATGAGGCTGGTTTTAGCCGATATGATTTAGCCGATTTCGCTGGGTTGGCGCCAGAAGTTATTGGCGGTGTTACAGGGGCTATTAAAGGGGCTGCAATTGGCACCGCAGTAGCGCCTGGCATTGGCACGCTGCTCGGCGGAGCTATTGGTGCGGGGACAGGGGCTGCTAGTGGGCAGGCACTTGAAGAAGGTGTTGAAGCAATTTATGGCGTGCAAGACCAGACAGCAGAAGAAGTTGCAAAAGACTTGGGAAAAGAATTTGCTTACGGGTTTTTAACTGACGCTACATTGGGTGCTTTTGGATTAGCAGCGCGTGGCATTGGCAGCTCAGTGAGAGCTGGCAAAGGCCTTACTGATGAAGAGCTTGAGATTGCCGCCAAGTCTATTGAAAGAGGCATCAACCCTACTCTGAGCGCAATCCGCGCTCCGTCCGTTGTGGCTCGTCAGCAAGGTATTGTTGAGAAGATTTTTGGCTCTTCCCCTCGCTTAAAAAACAACAATGAAGTTATGCAAAAAACAATTGCAGACTTCCGCTCGAAAGTAGAGAAGGTTGGCGATGAAGAGGCTGGGCGCATTTTGCTTGAGGGCACAGGCAAAAAGGCTTCTGAATTAATCGCAGCCCAAGAAGCGTCTCAGAAAGCTGTCTTGCAAACCTTGCGCGGGTTAGGCAATGACCTTGGCGCGGCTGCTGAAAAAAACATGGACTTGAATGAAGATGTGTTTGATATCTTGATTG